CCGCCGACCGGCATCTTCTTGGAGCGGTTCAACTCGACGGTGACGGTGACCGTCGAGGGTCTGACCAGCTCGACCGTCGCGGGCTACCACTTCTACGCCTCCACTCAGCCGGGTGGCGGTGACGTGGGGTACTTCCGCATCAACCCGTCGCTGGTCATCTCCGGCGAGGTGGTGGAGGCCACGGACGCCCTGGCGACCCTCTCGGTGGACGCGAGCATCGTGCTCGACTCCGAGGGATTCCACGCGGCCGACCCCTTGAACTTCCGGTTCAAGGGCACGCAGGAGGACGCGGACGACCTGGTGCTCGGCACGAACTTCGATGAGCTGCTGGAGGTCCCGGAGACGGCCAGCAAGCTCCGCATCGCGACGACCATCCAGACGGTGCGGGAGACGCAGCAGTACAGCTTCGAGCACGACCGTCAGGCATCGCTGGAGAGCGCCAACCCGGCCCTCCCACACGCTGACCTGGCCACGGTGCCGGAGACCGACCCGCTCTACTACGTCGCCACGGCCATCCACATCATCAACGGCGAGGAGGTCGAGAGCTTCTTCAGCCCGGAGGTGCTGGGGGCTCCCCTGCGCATCACCCCGACCGTGGGCTCATTCCCGCAGGTGACCCGTCAGCAGATGGTCAGAGGGGCGGTCCTCTCCATCTACCGGAGCCAGCCGCAGGTTCGGGTGGACCCGGGCTCAGCTCTGCGGGACACGTTCATCGACCCCTTCACGACCGAGACGGATCGTGTCCGGTTCATCGTGGACTTCTTGCACAACGCGATGAGCTTCCCGACGTTGCTGCTCATCGACGACCCCGGCTTCACAGGCACGTCGATCCCCGTCGCGCAGTCGTCGTACAAGACGGCCTTGCGGGAGGCGTTCTTCCTGACCTCGGACGCACAGGTCCAGACGATCATCGACAACGCCTTCGACAAGCTCGCCAGCAACTACGGCGTCATCCGGGACGGCGGCAAGCGAGCCAGAGGCGAGGTCACATTCTTCGTGACCAACCGGCCCACGACCTCCATCACGAAGACCATCGGGACCATCTGCATCGGCGGCGGGGTGAACTTCCGCACCACATCCACGGCGGTCATCTCGTCCACGGGAGCCTCCCGGAACTTCAATCCGTCCACGGGCCGCTACTTCGGCCGGGCCTTCATCCAGGCGGACGTGGCTGGGTCGGCGGGCAACTTGTCCGAGGGGCAGGTCTCGGTCATCTCCAACAACACGTTGAACGTCCAGGTGACCAACGAGTCCCGGACCTTCGGCGGCACCGACAGGCAGTCGAACCGCGACCTCGCCCTCGAAGCCATGCGGGTCATCGCCTCCGTGGATTCCGGCACCCGCATGGGGTACGTGGACACCGCCATCAAGACGCCCGGCGTCGAGCAGGTGAGCGTCATCGAGGCAGGCAACCCCCTGATGATGAGGGACCGCACGGATGCCGGACGCCACGTCGGCGGCAAGGTGGACATCTACTTGCGGGGCAGCTCAGAGGCCAAGGTCACGGACTCGTTCGCCTTCGGCTTCCAGACTCGTCAGGCCCAGCAGTTCGAGCCGGTCGGCGACCTGGCGACTCTTCGCTTCAGGGCGGTGGACCCGGCCCTCTCCGAAGAAAACCCGCTCATCGAGATGCTGGACCTGCCCAGCATCGATCTGGTGTTCGAGAACGCCAGCAAGAGCCAGGTCTTCGACCTGACCAACGTGGTCTACGCCTCGTTCGATGAGATCCAGCTCGACACGACCCTCAACGACCCCACGATCCACGACCTCGACGACGTGTACCAGGGCAGCTACCGCTACCGCACGTCCGACAAGTTCGTGATGACCCGCCAGCCCGTCATCTCGGTGACCAGCTTCGTCGGTGCGCAGACCGGAGCACTGGTCGAGGGCGTCTACGACCTCTTCCGGGCGTCTGACCCGCTGGAGCTGGGCCGCTCCACGAACGCAGGCGACTACGTGCAGGTCACGGAGCCCCTGACATCCGGGGCCACCATCCCCTCATCCACGCCGATCACGGTGCCCGGCGAGGCCCACACGATGCTCGACGGCATCGAGTACCTGGGCAACCTGGGTGCCAACTTCTTGACGGTTCGGGTGTGGAACACCGAGCGGACCATCGAGTACAACGGCCCGCTTTCCACGGCGACCCGGGACTTCACCATCATCGACGGGGATGAGACGACTCCGCTCGGCCTCCAGCTCACGGACGGCAGCCGCATCGTTGAGGGTCAGTCGGTGCTGGTGGCCTACTCGCACGACGAGAACTTCGTCATCGAGTATCTGAGCAACGCGGTCGTCCGTGTCGTCCAGGAGAACATCGACAACGACTCCCACATCACGGCGGACGCCATCGCCAAGTGGGCGGTCGATGTCCCGGTGAACTTCACCGCCACCATCGTCCTGCTGGCGAACACGGACGCCAACGTGGTGGACGGGCTCGTTCGTACAGCCCTGGCTCGCCTGTTCAACACCTTCGGCCTGGGCACGGCCGTCCGGCAGTCCGACGTGATTCGCGCGATTGATGCCGTCGTCGGGGTGAGCTACGTCATCACCCCCTTGACGCTCATGGTCCGGGGCGACGGAGCCCAGATCGTCCGCGAGGTGGTCACCACCGATACGGACACCGACGCGACGCTGGTGACGACATGGTCATCTCCCACCGTCTCCGTCTACCTCCTCGTCAACGCTCTGGACGCGGCAACTTCAAACGCAGGTGGGCTGGTCAAGGAGTTCAGGGGTGTTTTCCAGGACGAAGTTCGGCTCATCCACCACGAGACGGCCCCGAACGTCAACGGCTTCCCGCTCCGGGGCTCCACAGGCGGCAGCTTCATCATCGGCAAGGACGGGCTCAACATCCCCGGCATCAGCGACGACACGACCATCACGGCCGACAACGTCCTGCCGACCAACCCCGACGAGAAGGCCGCCGAGATCCTCCGCATCCGCAAGGCCCTGACGGCGAACCGGGTGCTGGCGAGCTTCGTGCCTGGTGGCGACATCCCGGACAGCCCGAAGCAGCACGACTACACGGTGACCTACGTGGTCAACGGCGACACCGGGGTCAAGAACATCGAGCCCGGCCCCATCGAGTACCTGGTCATCGGTGACCTCAACTTCGTCTACGACGAGCGGACCTGATGGCGGACAAGCCGACTACCCCGACCCTGCTGCCGACGCTGCTGGAGCAGAACCCTGCTCCCGTGGGCGGGTCGGGCCAGGACCGGATCACGACGCGACGCGAGCAGGTGGACAGCATCATGTCTGTCTTCATGCAGGTGCTCCCGTCGAACTACGTCGCGCAGGTGCAGGGGCCGTTCTACACCGTCCAGTTCCAGGCAGCCGCAGAGGCCATCGCCGACTTCCAGATCACCGCGCAGGAGGCCTTCAGCGACTCCGACTACGACTTCATGCGCGGCGAGTTCCTGTTCCAGCTCCTCGGCTCCCTCGTCTTCCCCGATGCGTCGAGCGACGGCTACCCCACGCTCAAGGGCGACCTGACCTACCGCGAGTTCCTGAAGCGGATGGTGCTCCTGCTGCTCCAGGGAGCCACCAAGGACACGGTAGAGAGTGGCCTGGAGCTGCTCTCGGACGCGACGTTCGCGGTCATCGAGAAGGTCATCGCGGCCCGGGACACCAAGAAGAGGGTCTTCAACGAGGCCACGGGCTCCTACGACGTGGTGCCCGGCTCCGCGTGGGGCCTGGACGACCAGTTCGAGTTCGAGATCAACGTCACCCACGTCGATCCGACCACGGGGCTCCAGCGGTTCCCCGAAGAGCCCTTCGTCCTCTCGGAGAACGTCCGCATCGTCATGCGGGCTTTGAAGCCTGCCCACACCCTCTACGAGTACCGGCACCTCTTCACAGAGGCATTCGGAGCCATGTTCGACGGCTCCGTGTCATGGGATCTGTCGAGCTACTACTACGCCGACTTCCGCCGCTTCTGCTGCGGGGCGAAGAATGTGACCGGGACCACTGGCATCACCTGGGCTGACCGGACGCTCTTCAGCGATTCATCCCGCGAGTTCGACCAGATCAAGGCCGGAGCTGACCTGGTGGTCACGACCGGGCCGAACAGTATCCACGCAGGCGGGACCGAAGGCACGGTGGCGTCCACAGACCGCCGCCACATCGGCCGCTACCGGGTCAAGGACGTACTGACCTTCCCGGTAGGCACGGACACCACCGCGAGGGCCTACACGACCTCTGGTGGCCTCTCAGGCACCGCCACGGTGGTCGGGAACGTGGTCGAGGACACAGCTCAGGACTGGAGCCTGGCGGCCAAGGGCGCGACCTTGACGTTCACGGAGGGGCCGAACGCAGGGACGTACCGGCTCAAGGCTGTGCTGGGGAACTTCGGAGGTCCCGTGGGCGAGGCTCCTGGGCCAGGGACACGGGTACAGGTGGCTTCGAGCCTCCTGCGAATCGAACGACGAATGAAGCAAGCGACATCGGGTCAGAGCTACACGGTGACGGTAGACCGTCTCGGTGTGCAGGAGCCCCATGCGGTGACGGGGGAAGATGCTTCCATCTACTTCGTCCTGTAGCTGCCAAGAATCAGCCTATACGGCAGGAGAAGGTGAGGGCCTCGTGCTCCAACGGAGGATCGAATGCCTGCGGTAATCGAAAGCACCCTGTACGAGTCTCCTGGTGGAGCGGTCGTCGCAGGTTCCACACAGCAGAACAGCCGGGATGATCTCCGGCTGGGCTACCAGGTCACGTTGAACTCGGTGCAGGCGGGCACCACGTACTCCTGGACGCTCGCCTTCGCATCGGACTCGCCTGGCACGACGGTTCCGGGCACCCCGTTCGACGGCACCGACTCCGCGTCGTCCCTGCTGCCGCCAGAGGGCAGCACCAGCAAGACCGCGAAGTTCAACGTGGACTTCGAGGGCACCTACCTCATCCGCCTGACCGTGGACGCCGGGCTCCCAACAGAGTCATCGCAGTTCGTCCGGGCTCGGGTGCTGACCCTCTTCGGCTCGCTCAAGCTCATCGCGGCTGGCGAACGACGGGACGAGAACGGCGTCATCCCGGTCGATGCGACCCCAGAGGGCTGGGCGAACGACCAGAACGCGAACATGCAGCGCATCGGGCTGCTTCTGCGACGGCTCTCGCACTCTGGCCGCATCCTGTTCGTGGACAGCAACCGTGGTCGGGACTTCACCGAAGACCAGGACGACTACGACAACGTGCTCTCCCTCCCCGGGCCGGACACGGCCCGGCCGGAAGCGACGGGCATGAAGCTGCGGGCGATGGCCCACGGCGACTTCTCGTCCATCAACTCAGCCATCGCCTACGCGGCTGCTGCGACAGCTCGCGGCGAGGCGGCTCTGAGCCAGGAGCAGCCTTACGTCATCGTGGTTCGCGAGGGTCTGTATCAGGAGGACCTGAACCTCACGTCCTTCGTCCACATCGTCGGGGACACCGACACCTTCATTGACATCGACCAGGGCGCGGCCGGGTTCAACACCCTGAAGGGCGGGGTCAGCATTCGTCCGGCCCACGTTGCCGGGACTGGTACCCACAGGTTCAACCCGCTCCAGAATGGCGAGAACGCGGAGTGCTACCTCCTGAACCTCGTCCTGATCGAGATGTCGAACACGACCCTGCCGCTCCTGGAGCAGTTGGGCGGGGCGATGAAGCTCTCCAACTGCATCGTCATTTCGTTCGGTGATGCCGTCAATCAGGGCGAGGCTCTCCGCTGCGTCGTCTCCAATCCGGCTCACGCCCCCGGCCTCCGGCTGGAGGACAGCTATGTGATGACGCAGGCCACCACGGCGGACCGGGTCGCTCTGCGGTTCGATGCGACGGGTGGCTCCTGCTACCTCGATCACAGCCAGGTGGTCGCCCCCCAGTGTCAGGGCGTGCTCGTCAACGAGTCGCTCTACGAGGTCTGCGAGTTCTACGCTCTCCGTCAGACGGAGCTGGGCGCTGTTGCCCCGTACATCGGGTACGCATCCCACCAGTCCTTCCAGGACAGCGTGGTTGACCCCTTCGGTGGCGGGAACCCCGCCATTGACGTGAGTGCCTTCGGGGCCGGACCTGGCAGCAAGCCTGGGGATGTCATCGTCGGGGTCAGCGGATGCACTCTGATGGGTGTGGTCTCCTTCGAGACGGCGGCTGCCGTGGGGAACACCCAGCTCATCGGGGCGGGCACCAGCAACGTGCTGGGTGTGGGTGCCGGTGTCCCCCACATCGTCTTCCCGGATGCTCCTGGCGACATGCCGGACGGCTACGTCGCCATCTTCGATTCGGAGACGGTGAGGTACGAGCCCGCCCACGCTGACCCCCTGAAGGGACCGGGTGGGGCCGCAACCATCCCCGGCCCCAACCAGCTCCCGAAGTCGAACGTCCAGGAGGCCATCGACATCCTGGTGCAGGCGGTCTTCCCCATCGTCGGGAGCCCCTTCTACTCGCTGCACTCGGCCTACTCCGGCCTGGCGACCCTCAACCCGCCCACGCTGGGCACCGGGCTCGGCCGGACCATCATCGCCAACGGTGGTGCGGTCCAGATCACCGGGGGTGTCGCCCCGTTCGCTCTCGACAACGAGCGTAAGGACGGCGGGCTTCAGACCGAAGGCGTCGTGGACATCGGCGGCCTCATCGGTGGGCCGGGCACCACCCCTCTGGGTCTGGTCGGGCACTCTGAGATCAGCCTCAACCCGAACATGATGGGCGTCGGCCCCGTCATCGCTCTCGGGCGGGCCGTATGGACCACTGGTGTCAACGGTGGCGACCGGGGCTTCCCCGGTGCCGTCATCCGTGCGGACTCAGCGACAGCTCCGGCACTCCCGACGTTGTCGCCCTACCACCTCCACCTCCGCACGCTTTCGGGGCTGAACTCGAACACGGGTCAGCTCGGGAACATCTACATCGCCGCAGGCAGCATC